AGACGGGCGGGATTCTGGCGGTGGGCATTCCTGTTGTATAAGGCGGCGCGAACTTTAACACCTTTTCGGAAAATCTTTGACGCCTAGTTAGGCCGCGCTATAAGGTGGAACTTTGATACCGCCGCCTAGCTAGGCAAAGCGGCCTTGAAGTCAATGCAGGGTACATCTGCTTGGCTGGCGTGCCGGTGCTAGCAACACAGACACGTCGCCGCTCCTCTTTATTATTTAAAACTTTCTAAATTACTTTGTTTCCTCCATTTTCTCAGACGGCCTATCTTTAGTTGATACCGCGGCATACAGGGTTTGCGGGCTGTATCGGCACGGGTTAGTGTAGCCTATTACATATGCGCACCATTCGCTGCAAAACCAGCGGCTTTTGCTGTGTGGTGATTTGAGTACCACGCCAATCGCACCTAGCCAGTCGTAACCTGCCCCGTGTGTACGGTGGAACAAGCGGCTGGCCGATATGGCAACAGATTGCGGCAGCGGGATTAAGTCCCATTTATCAGCAGGCAGCGGCATGGTTTTAATGCGCACCCCGCCGTCTCTCGCGCTAGACGAATAACAATCAAACAGGCCGTCGCGTGGGTGCTTAACAGCGATTTCACAATGGCTGTACGGGCTGCATGTTGCCAATCGTACAACGCTGTCGGCAATGCGTTTAACCACATCGCGCGGGGTGTTGATTGCGGCTTTGCCTTTATAGAGTGCCAAATAGACTCGAACCATTCAGACGGCCTCCGGTGCGGTGAACTCAATCACGATCTTTTCCAGCTCGGCCTGCGTTTTCGCTGCTTCGATTTTGCTTTGCAGCGCCTGACGCTGCCCTGCGATATGTGCGGTCAGCTTTTCGTAGGCCAACGTTTTACGCAGCGCGGCGGCCTTGAGCTTGGCCGCATCAATGCCGCGGCTTGCCGCGATTTGGTCTAACACCGGCGTATCGGCGGTATTGTCGGCGGCGTACGCCTTGGCTTCGGCGGCTTGAATTGTCCACGTCTGAACTTCGAATTCCGGTATTTTGTCGATTTCGGCGGCAGAGTTAATAAAGGCTTGGGCGCTCGCATTTAAGTTTGAAATTTTCTCGGCTTTTGCAGCTGCCAATTGAGCGGTCGTGCCATCGGCGGTCAAGACCCACATCCCAGCGTCAATCACATGATATTGCGATGGCGCCGGTTCGGATGCAGACATCACGGTCAGGCCGTCTGAAAACAGGTATTCGCCGATATTGTCGGCAGCTTCGATATGGAAATATCCGTGTGGCAATACAGGCGGACGCACTGCCATTTTTTCGGCGAAATGCCCCCTGCTGTTGAAAATATAAAACATCCTCGCTCCCATTTTATTTACTGTTTTTCGAATACCACACCGCATTCCCGTATGCGTACGGCGTGTCCTTTTGTGGTAAAAGGCTGATATAAGTACCAGACCACCACGGCACCAGTGCGCCGCCGAAACCTGAAGCCATGCCGCGGATCGGTCTATAATCCTTGCTAAGGAAACGTTGCGGCATACTCTCGCTTGTGATGATTAATTCCTTATTTGTTTTCAGTTCCGCCACCACATCCAGCCGCATTTCGATTTGCTTTCCCGTCTGCCGATAAGCTATTGCCGCACCACCTTGCGCGTCGCTCCCCGCCGTTACGCCGGCAACTGTGGCAACAGGTATCCAGCCTGTATCATAAGGTTCGATAATGTCGGCAATAATCTCAATAGCCGATGGAAGCGGTCTGCCGGTCTGAAAGCCGTTATCGGATGACGGACAGGCGTAGGCGTCGCCATACCAAACCTGCGATGAGCCTCCGGCATCGAGCGCAACGGCGGTAACACACCCTTCTTCAAGCATGATTTGCCCCGATTTTTCTAGTGTCGCACCGTATGAACCGCTTACGCCCTCTAAGTTAAGCAAAACAATACTGCGGTCTGAGCGCTGCCCGATGGCCGCGCGTGCGCTTAAATAAGTGTCACTATTGGTAATCAACTGCCCATTCTCAACAAGTGCTGGGCCGCGGGCAAAACTGGCCGTCCACACCGCCCCTTCCTTTACCCACTGCGCCGCCGATTTTCCGTCTTTGCTGCGCGCGATTTTCAGACGGCCATCTTTCATCCATACCGCCGCTGCATTGGTATCGAAGTCAGAAGATGTCCAGTCGCGATGAACCTTGCCATCTATAATCTGAAGACCCTGCAACGTTACCTTACCATCCACGGGCTGTGCCCATCCGTCGCAGCTTAATAAAATACGGGAATTGCTTTTCCCAGCGAAATCATGAAGGGTTTTGCTGGCGATTTTATTTCCCTGCAACTCGTTTAATAATATTTTGTTAATACATCCCGGACGCGGGTTGTCGATTTCCGTGATGTTATAAGTCAACCCTCCGCTACGGTGAAATCGGCAGCGCACTTTAGTTGGGGCAGTCGGCTCAATATAAGAATCATCGAAATGTCCGAATGATTCGTTAATCGGAACCCAATTCGGCAAATCGGGAATATATGTACTGCTATTTTTCCGTTCGTAAAAATAGCCTTGTGCGACTGCCACCGCGCCATCGGGCAATGCTTGGATTTCAGGTGTGTTTTGCTTGGAGACGAATTCGGCGCGGCTGACGAAATAAATAACCAAGGAGGCATTATCCAAAACGCCCTTACCTTGCTTTTCCGCAATCTTTCGGATGGCTTTCGCTACTTGCCCTTGATCCGCCTTATCCAAATCAATACCTGCATCCCGTACCACTGCCGCCAGTTCTCCCTGCAACTGGTTCAGCCACCATGCGGGTACGGGAGTCCCGGGCGTGCGGCGGTCGCCGTCGACAAATTGCTTATTCGGGGTTTGGATTAAGTCCATTTTTATACCTCTTCTTCATATTCAAAGCGGCAATACGTCCATGCCGGTTTTAATTCTTCAAACATCGTTTCGATAATCGGGTCGGTGTATACACTGATGCGGTCGCCTGCACGGCTTTTACCGGCGCGGAAAATATAGGCGGTGGCTTTGCCGTCGGCGATGTCGACGCACCAACGCCAGATGGCATCTTCGGTATTCAAACAATCACCTGCACAGCTTTCGCCGGCGCGGAATTGGTCTTCTTCGTAAATGGTGACGGTGTAGCCTGCCGATTCGGCGATGGCGGTAAAGTAGGCAATGCTCAAACCGCCCAAGGCGTTGAGTTTGGCCAGTACGGCATCGGTACGCTGCTGGCTGCCGGCACCGGGCGGCGGATGTATGGCCAGCAATTCTTCCCAGCGGTACAGGTAATCGTTTTCCGCCGCAGGAAACGGGGCTTCTTTGACCCCTTCCGCATGATTGGCGGTATCGTCAAATACACCCGCTTCGGCTTTGATTTCCGCCGCGCTGCCGACAGTGTCGTAGCTGACGGGCGGGCGCAGGGCGGCAAGTAAGGCTTGATGACTCACGCGGTATACTCCACTTTGATTCTGCCCGGACGAAGCCAGTAAATGTCTTCGGCACTTTCTTGCGGTTTGATATTGCCGGCAGGGGAGTTCAAGAGGCGGTCGCGCACGCCGTACACTTCGCTGATTAGGGTTTCCAACTGGCTTTTAATGAGGGTGTCGCCGGGCTTTAAGGCATCAAAATAGGCGTTTACAGCCGATTTGATGGCAGCGGTGGCCGTATCGGTATCCGTGCTGCCGCCCAAAGTGATGGTGATGTCCACATCGACGGTTTGAATGCTGGGCGCAAGGGCTAGAAAGCCGTTTTTACGGGTAACAGGTCGCACCGCATCAACATGGGCTTGTACGGCGGCCAGTGTTTCTGCGCTGGGGATACCGTTTTCACCCAAAATGACGGCATCGACAAAGCCGTTGCCGCGCCGCAAAGGGTAGATAAAGGCATCAACCACACCCGGCACTTCCAAGCACCAGTTTCTGAAGTCGTATTGATTACCGCCCGCTGCGGGTCGGCGCAGGCGTTCTTCATAGCGCGCCAGCAGGCTTTCGTCGCTTTCGGTATCGGTGCCGCCGACCATCTCCAGCAATACGGCGGCACGGTCGATACC